GCAACCAGTCCTTGTCGACGCCGGGCTGCTGGCCAGCTTGCTTGAGCAGCTGGTCCACCAGCGCCAGGTCGCCCGCGTAGCGCACGCCCTGCTCGTTGGCCTGGGCCAGCTTGTTCAGGTACGGGTCGATGGCGCCTTGCAGGGCCAGGCCGCCACGAGACTGCTGATCGCGGCTGTAGCCCTTGCCGAACGTGTCCTGGCCGCCGGGCTTACCCGCGCCGCTGACCAGGTCCTGGATGGACCCGGTGATTGACGTGTTCCAAGTCTCTTGCAGGCCCGCCCAAACGCTGGACCACGCAAAACCGACCTGAGCCGCCTTGGCGATCTGGTCGGCCACCGCAGCGGCGCTGCGCTCGGACAGCAGACGCATGGTCTCGTCCTGGATCTCGACCTGGACGTTGCCGTACCGGCGCGCGATCTCGGCCAGCGCGGCCTGGTCCTTTTCCGACCCGCTGTTGTGCTGGGCGGCCAGGTCCCGCAGCTGCTGGTAGAAGCCTGCGCGCTGGTCCAGAATGAACTGGCTGGCGGTGTTGTCCAGCGTCCCCCGGTCCTGCTGGATTTTCTTCTGGATGCCTTCAATGGCGCCGTCGCCGGCCACCATCTGGCGCAGGACGTCGTCCATCGTCTTGACGGCGTCGCGGCCAAACTCCCCCGTCTCGGCCTTCATGCTCTCCAGCATCGAGTGATACTGGCTGCGCACGTCCTCGTATTTGTAATACTCGACGTTGCGGAAGGGGTCCAGGTTGAGGTTGATGCTCTTGACCTCGTCCGAAGACGACGCCAGCAGCGCCATCGCGGCGGCGGTGGCCGCCAGGGCGATGCCCACCGGGCCGAGCGTGACCAGCAGGCCCGACATAGCGCCGCGCACGGCGGTGACCGAGATCGCTGCCGCGCGCGCCGAGCTGGCGCCCATGGCCGTGGCCGCCGAGTAGGCGCCGGTCGCTACCGTGGTGGCGGTCATGACGCCACGATAGGTGGCCATGACCGTGCCGCTGGCAGCGGTGGCCAGCGTGAACGCCGACATGCTCAGGCGCGCCACGCCGAATATGACGATGGCCTCGCCCACCGTGACCAGCATGCGACCGTTGTTGACTACGAACTCGGCAACCGAGGCCGTGGCCGTCGAGATGCCCGAGATGTACCCCCGGAAAGCGTCTGACCCGAAACCCTCTTGCAGCGTGACCGCAACGGCCTTCATGCGGTCTTCGGCCATGCCGAAGCCCTCGATCATCGAGGACGACAGGCCGTTGACGGCCTTCTGGTATTCAGCGATCGGCGTGGTGTTCAGCGCTTGCGCCTGGCGCGCGGCGAACCCGCCGTTGTCGCCCGCCTGGTTGAAAGCGTCGACCAGGCCGTTGTACTGGTTGCTGCCGGCGCCCATCACCGCACTGGCGGCGCGGCGGCCGCGCTCGGTGAAGATGCGGTTGATGAAGTTGTTGGCGATCGCTGGGCTTTCCTTGCTCAGCGTGTTGATCAGGTCGGTCAGCACGTCCTTGGTGGCGCGCGCCCGGCCGTTGACGTCGTAGAGCGAGATGCCCAGCTCTTTCATCGCCGCGGTGGACTTGGGCGTGCGGCCGCCCAGGTCGACCAGCATGTTACGGAACGCCGTACCGGCTGCGGAGCCGGTGATGTTGCGTTGCGCCAGCAGGGTCAGGACCGCAGCGGTTTCCTCGAGGGACGCGTTGTAGTCCTGGGCGACCGAAGACGCCTGCTTCATGGATTCCATGAGCTGCGGCACGCCGGTCTGCGACTTCGCAGCGGCCAGCGAGATGACGTCCGCCACCCGCCCGGACTGCTCAGCCTGCATGCCGAACGCCGACAACGTGCCGGCCACCGTCAGCGCGGACTTGTCCGGCGTCGTCTCGCCGATGACCGACAGGTTCTTGACCGCCGGCAGCATCATGGCGGACTGCTCGGCGTTAAAGCCTGCCTGCGCCAGCACGCGCATGGATTCGGACAGCTGGAGCGCGCCAAAGCGCCCACGGCGGCCCTGCTCCAGCAGGTTGTCACCAATGCCGGTGATCTGTTGGTTCAGCGCCTCCAGGCTGGGCGCCGCGTCCTCGGACAGTTGGCGCACGAACGCCATGTTTTCAGAGAACTGGCCGCCCTGCTTGACCATGCTGGTGGCGGTGCCCGCGACGGCCGCGCCCATGGCCATCGGCAGCATCGATCCGTAGGTCAGCCACAGCATCCCGCTGGAGCCGGCCAGGCCGCGCGCCACGCTATGCATCTCGCGGTATTCGACGGCCGCGCGCTTGGCCATGTCGCGCTCTTTGGACAGCGCCGCAGCGCGCTCAGCCGACCCGCGCGTGGCGGCCGGCGTCAGCGAGGCAGTGCGCTCGAGTTCAGCGACGATTTCCGAGCGCTGGCCAGTGCGGTAGGCGTTCATCGCGCCCGCACCGTAGTTGCCCGTCAGCGCCTGCGCCAGCGCGCTGTTGGCCGAGATGCGGCCGGTGCCGGCGGCGACACTGCGCGCCTCGGCCGCCGCGATCTCGTTCAGGATCTTCAGCTTCTGCGTCAGCGTCCGATTTTCGAACTGCGTCTGGCTGATGTTCTGCTTGGCCGCAGCGATCTGCGCCGCGTTGACCTGCTCGACAGCGGTCTGGACTTCCTTGTTGCCGCGCGCCCGGCTGCGGTTGAATTCCTGGGCCTGCGCCGCGACAGCCGTCTGAGTGCGCTTCTCGGCGTCCAGGAACCAGGCCTGGTAGCGCGCGTATTCGGCCTGCTGCGCCGCGACCCGGCGTGCGGCATCCTGTTGAGCGGCGCGCACGCCGGTATCGCCTTGGCGGCGGCTGGCGGCGAAGTCGCGCGCCTGCGCCATGACGGCGGTCTGCGTGCGCTTCTCGGCGTCCAGGAACCAGGCCTGGTAGCGTTCTTGCTCAGTGCGGGCTGCGGTCAGTGCCGCCTTCTGCGCGGCCTGTACCGCGCGGTCACCGGCCAGGCGACTGCGGTTGTAGTCCTGGGCGCCGGCCATGACAGCCGTCTGCGTGCGTTTCTCAGCGTCGGTGAACCACTGGTGGTAGCGCGTCAGCTCGGCCTGGGCCTCTCGCGTATTGCGCGCCAGCGCTTGCGCATTGGCCATGCCCGGCAGCTCTTGCAGATCCTTGATGGCCTGCGGGCCGAAGCGGCCGGACAGCGTCTGCTGCTGGGCTGCGCTCAACTCCTGGAACTGGCGGCCGCCGAGCGTGGCGGACAGACGGCTCAAGATCGCCTGCCGCTGTTGCAGCGTGCGGTTCAGGTATTCGGCGTCCTTGATGCGCTCGCGTTCGATGCGACGCTGTTCCGCCACCTCGCGCGTGGCGGACTTTTGGGTGTCCGCAGTGGTCTTGCCGAGCTGCCCCAGCTTACTGGTGACGGTGTCGGCTTCGGCGACAACGACTTGCAGCGCCGTCACCAGGCGGTTCATGTCCCGCGCCGCCGACGTCGCGGCTTGCTGCATCTGTCCCAGGTTGGTGCCCTGGCCCATCGCTGCGACTTCGCCCTGGAACTGCCGCAGCGCCGCGAGCGCTTTGGTGGTGTCGAGCTCAGCCTGGATCTTTACGGCACCAGCCGGGGTGTCAGCCATTTTGACCGCCTGTTACTTGAAGTCTCGCCATTATCGGTGTATGGCAGCAAAAAGGCCAGCCGCAGCTGGCCTTACTTTGGGGTAGGCTTCCCAGCCTCTTCCTTGATCTTTTTGGACTTGTAGGTCAGGAACTCATTGTCCAAAATCTGCACCAGGTCCATGAACGCGGCCAGCTTGTCCCGCTGCGTGATGCCCATGACCTCGCGGGCATACACGGTGGCTTCGCTGATGGCTATGGCCTGGGGGTAGCCGTCATTGTAGCTCCGGGCGGCTGACAACCTGCGGAACCCGGAATACCCCTTTACGTCCTCGGGCTCCAGTGGGGGGATGTTGCGCAGCGGGGTGAACCCGCCCTGCTTCTCGACCTCTTCGAAAAAGTCGATCTGGTCCCCCCACTGGAGATCCCAAGCCAGCCGCGTCTTTAGTCGTTTCCCGCCTGGGCCTGCTTGTGAATCAGGTAGGCGTCCATCTGACGGGACATGGTGGCCACCAGCTCGCGGAAGTCGCGCATTTCGAGCAGCTTGCGGGCGTTGGCCTTGCTGTATTCCAGCTCTTCGCCGTTGTACTCGGTGCCCTTCCAGCCCAGCAGGATGGTGTCGACCATGACTTGCAGCACGATCTCAGCGTACTGGCGCTCGCGTTCTGCGGCGTTGGCCGAGTTCAGCGCTTCAGCGTGCTTCTCCTTCAGCCCTTCGAAGGTCTGGTTGAAGTTGTCGTTGTTCCAGCGCGCGACCAGCAGCTCGCAGCCTTCGCCCAGGTCGCGCCAGGTGCCCTTGAGTTCCGCTTCGCGGTCGGTGGCAAAACGCTTGAAAAGATCCATTTTTATCTCGCAGAGGTAATTAAAAGGCCCGCCATAACAGCGGGCCTATCTTACCGCATGTAAACCTTCTGTGGAAGGATTACAGGCGGTAGATGGTCAGGGAGTTCAACGACACTTCGCCCATCAAACCCACCCAGTTCGGGCTGAGCATCACCGGCTGGCCTTGGCTGGCGGCGTTGACCGGCATTTCGCTGAAGTCGATCTTGTCCAGCACGAATGCGTAGCCGCGGCCTTGCGGGTCGCGGATGATCCACGAGAACGAGTTGGTGACGTCCGCGACGAAATCGTCATACAGGCTACCGTCGGTCAGGTAGATCTGCATCGTGCCAGTCAGCTGCACTTCCTTGGCCAGCACGGCCACCGAACCCAGTTCGCCCAACGCCTTCAGACCTTCCAGCTGGTTGTCGAACGACAGGGTCATTTCGCGGACCCAGGTGTTGTACCGTTCTTTGATCGGCAGACCACCCACGCGCACGTCCAGCACGCCCGTGACGGAAGACATCGACGGGTGGGGGAACGACGGCGCCACGGCGCCAGGCATTACCGTCGCGTCAGTGCGGCCGCCCACACGGCCCATGAAATCGAACGACCCGCCCATGAACGAACCGGGCTGGAAATTCAGGTCCATCTTGGACACTTGCATGCCCTTGAAGTGGAAGAATTGGCTCACGTCGGTGAAGAACTTCTCGATCGTGAACGACTTCTCCAGGTTGCCGATCTTCAGACTGGCGCTGCGAATCGTGGCCGTTTGGCCCGTGCCCGCCGGCAGCAGCGGAGACGCAGCGAAAACCAGGGTCGTCGCCGTGGGCGCTTCCACGATCTGGTGGGCACCCGTCAAGTCGCCCTCAAAGCGGACGTAATCGCCGATTTTCAGGTTCGTGAACGCATCGTCGCCAGTAGGCGCTGCGTCTGCGGTGAAGGTGGCCAAGTCCAAAGCCACCGTCGTCGCGCCCGTGACCGGGGCCGAGACGCCCGCCGTGCCGTACTCGACCCAGTCGTTACGCAGCAGTGCGGCCAGGAACGGGTCGTACTCGTATGCCGACATCTCGATGTTGACGGCGCCCTGGGCCTGTTGGTCCATGGTCGCCAGCGAGCGCACCTGGCGCTGCGGATTGATTTCCTTGGACGAGTCCTTCGTCTTCTGGAAGTTCAGGGATTCACCGGTCATGCGCAGCTCGCGCGCCTGGCCGGTAGCGGGGGTGACCCCCCAGACGGTTTCCGGGATGTACCGGAGCTGTGCTTGGGAAGATGAGGCGACGGTCATAATGACTCCGTTGAATGGTAGTTACCGGAAGCAACCGGATTATCCCCGATCACCTCTTGCGCAGCAAGACAAACTGAAGTAGTCAGGTCTCGTCTACGGAAAACATGTACTGGAAGCCCTCGCCGGTCCACTGCGAAATGCTCCGCGTTCCCATGCCGATGGCCTTGTGGGCCATCAGCACTTTTCCATCCAGGTAGACGTTGATGAGCCGCTTGTGCAGCTCCGTCTTGGTCTCCCGAATTTTGCGGTTACCGCTACCCGTCCGCACAAAGACGGCCACCTCCACAGCACCTTGATAGCGCTTCGGCGCCGTGGGGCCGAGAGCCATCGTCGTAACGTCGTCTATGACGATGTTCACGAGCGCGAAAGGCTGGTCACGACTCGCCAGATCCGGCGCTGGGCCACCCTCGTTAAAGCGAGTGATGACGGCCGCAGCCATCGCTTCATCGACCTGCCGGGAGATGATTTCATAGATCTCCTGCTCGCTCATGGCGGTTACCCCTGCTCCTACGGCTGCTGCGACTGGGCTCAAAGCGATACCCCTTTCTTCCAAGCCTGAATCTGCATATAGCTGGCCGTGCGCAGGCTGTTAATCGTCCGCACGACATTGCGCGCGGGCGACATGGGCCAGAGGTTGGCCACCCGGAACTTCGGGCCGCCGGCCTCGTCGTAAGGCTGGTACTGCCCCAGGTAGGGCGCGGTGTTGGTCAGGTAGAGCGTGACATCGGTCTGGTTGATCGCAGCTAGTTCCTGGCGGATGCGCGACAGAGAGATCTGGAGCGCTTCCTGGCGCGGCTCGTGGCCACTGTAGGGAGGCTCGACGCCCTCGGGCAGCGGGTATTCCGGTGTGTCGAAATACTCACGAAACTGCGTCGCCGGCTGGCC